TTTAGGTGTCGATAATCTTTACGAAGACGACTTCTCAGTTTATTCACTGAACCTAGGACCTGGATGCCTTATGAGACACCCAAATGTGTTTCCATTACATCTAGAGGGCCCTGCAGGATGTATTCCGCAGTATCTTTATCGTTATCACATAGAAAGAAGGATGTTTTTCCCTTCTGAGGATATGACTGATAACTCGTCAAGAGGTCTTTTACCTCGTTACGGAGTGGCATATATATCTTAAACGGTATTTGAACGCCATCGCACCAGATTCCCTGGTTCTCGAGACGCTCAATAATCTTCCTGATATTGGTCCACCATTGCTGTAATTCATGATGAAAACCTTTAATACAAATGTTAAGGGAGTCCTTCGATGAGAACTCAACCCTGACATCAGAAAGGGATTTAAGCGTGAAGAGGCTTTGAACTGCCAAGTTCGATAAGACCTGATCACGGGAGAGTATATCGGACCCTTCGGAAGCGTATTCAATGACGCATCGTGGGGCCCCACTCTCCATATACGGTTTAAAGCGACTTTGGGCGTACGCGAATTGACGCCAGCCCTCCTTAAACCTAAACTTAGGACCCTGGAGTTGATCTACCAAGGGTATCCATTTAGCATCCCCAGGTCGAAGAAAATACTTTCCGACTTCTGGAAGACCTAAGCCATAAAGGTGTTCTGGCAAAAACCACGGAACACCACTTAGGAGCATGCCTTGCTTGACAAGCTTGCCTTTACTATCATATTGGTCCTTATTCTTTGAAATAAAATTCATCAATATGGAAGACGAGGAGAAGGGACTTCCCTCCTTTATTAATTCGTGGGCAAGGGTGCCGATCGTCTTAACGACTCGCTCACCCTCTCCAAAAATACATCTAGCCAGATTGTTCATAATACCCATGTTTGTGAATGACGCTTTGCGCAACTCACCGGGTCTAATTGAAGCGAAACAGTCAGGATTTTGACCGTTCAAGTCTCTACATTCGATTGCAGTACTTCGAACATACATCCTTGAATTTATATTAAAAAATCGATCGGACTGGTAGACCTTACCAGCCGAAGGACTAAGTGAGACGAGAGAGGCTAGCCCTTTCCAATGGGAAAATAGGGACTCAGGACCTCTAATCAACGCGTCGTCACCGTTAATACAACAGGGGATCTCATCCAAAGAACAGATGGACCCAGTCGAAATTTCATACGCGGCACGCATAATAGCGGCATTTACAATGCACAGGATGGGAAAACTGACTACAGATCCCATTAACTGTCCACGTTTTTGTTTACCACAGTACAACGGAGGAGGACTCCACTCGGGGTTCTCCGCATACAAAAATAATTTCTCTGCAAGTTCAAGAGGTAACGCATCGTATACCTTCTCTAACTTACAGCCGAATAAGGTGTGAAGTTCACACAAACGATACGCCTCAGGATGCTCTTCCTTCGAAAAGCAGCCGCGTAGGTCTAGAGGACCGGCATGTATCTCATGCTCTGTTAAGACACGAGAGCAGAGAAGCCATTGCTCCTCACTTATTACTTTTAACTGGAAGAGAGTCAACAGGACAGTCTTTGACGCTGTTACAGACATCTCATTCGTGGCATCAGCATAATCAACACTGAGCCATTTTTCCAGAGGCTTAGGGTATCCTACCTGAGACTCCAAATAATGGATAGGTAAAGGGCCCCCATGAGAAATTGGGTAAAATAACCTCTTCTCTTTAATAGTACCATACAAAAGCTTTTGTATTGGCTTTAGAGCTGTTTGAATAAAACAGTCCCCCTGTGAAATAACCCGGACCTTGCCTGCTTCAGGCAATCCAAGTAAACAGGCCTTACTCGTTCGTTGTAAGGAATAGTCGACTAAATCTTTATAGTACGATCTAAAATGGGATCGAAGTTCGGTGAAATCTAACGACGTAATACGACAGGTATCCCTCGCCGAGGTATCGGCGACAAATAAATCTGCATCGTCATCCACCCGGTGTGGAGACAATAATTCAGATGCCATAATCTCCCCCACACACCCGCCCTTAGAGCGAGTGTAGTGATAAGTGGAAGAAGTACTGGGATAGAACATCTCAGGATCTTGGACGCCCTTTGCGTCAACGAAGAGTTCTGTAGTGGTTCTAACTATCTGTGCTCTGATGTAGTTTACATCGAAGAGCAAACGACCGACAGGATAAGGAGTCACCTTGGGAGGTGGAGTTGTAAGAAGCTTAAATGCTGAAACTTCCTTTTCAAAAACCTTATGAGCCGAGGGTCGCGGCATACCTTTTTTTGACATCAAAACATCAAAACAAAAATCATCAAAGAACGGACCTCGAGACAATATCAATTCAATGTATTGTCGAGCACGTCCACCTAATATTACCTTGGGTTTATCACGCCCAGGAGGAATCTCGGACGGGGGCAGCTCCTGCCCCATCCAAGCACTGAAAAAGGCATTTCGCTTGTAGTTTACCAGCGACATTGCATCCTTGAAGAAGGGAAGCAAACTTATCCAGTGATCAAGTGTTTTTCTCCGATTTGTAGAGTCAACGTAGACCATCTGTTTGGTCCGTCGATTCCTTTTTAATTCGTGAGTCTTGAATTTATACGATATGTGCAGTATGTCATAAAGCACATCTATACATTCTTTTAGGAAACACACGTCTGTTGTATAAGCAGACAATTGTGGGATGATATCGGTCGATCCGGGTTGAAGCATCAGCTTCTTCTCCCAGACCTGTATCAGTTGAGAACATTTCTTGTTCTCCCGCATTCTACCATTAGCGGGGCTAAAGTTCCGTTGCATTTGTTCTGAATTTATTCGGG